ATTATGCGGCAATAGCTGAAGTCAATTTAGCATCTTTGATGATTGCGGTTGACATTTGGCAGGCTCGCCAAGCTTCAAATGCTGGTGGTATTTCACCTGACTTTCAACCTTCGCCGTATCGCATGGGCAATACACTAATGGCACGTGTTCGCGGTTTACTTGCGGATCACTTAGCGCCGGGCGGTCAAGTAGGATAATGTCAGCAATCTCTACCCTACGAGGAACAATCGCAACCGCGCTAGCTGATGATGCGGCGTGGCAGGTGTTTTCCTTCCCACCTGCCACACCGCTTGCTAATAGCATCGTGGTGCAGCCTGGCGATCCATACATTGAGCCAAGCAACGACCATTACAAAGCAATTAAGCCAAAAGTCAACTTCAAACTTATAGTATTAACACCTATGTTTGATAACCAAGGCAACTTAATTAACATTGAAGATTATTACCTAAATATAGTAAACAAGCTGGAAGCATCATCAATTGCATACTCAATTGGAACTTTCAGCGCCCCGGCGGTCTTAACCGGAACAGCAGGAGATCTGCTATCCGGTGAAGTATCAATCAGCGTTCTATCCGATTGGAGCTAAAACATGGCTGATGTAGACAAAGAACGCGAGGCTTTCCTTGCCAAAATTGGCCAGGTGGAGCTAAGCGAAAAAGCACCAAAACCAACAACTAAGAAAGACGAGGAATAAGCTAAATGGCTGTATTTTTGAATAATACTGTTGGTCTAAAGATTAACGCGATTGATCTTAGCGACCACGTTACGTCAGTTACGCTCAATAGAGCTGCTGACGAATTGGAAATTTCTGCGATGGGAGATACTGCCCACAAATTCGTAAAAGGGTTAGAATCAGCAACCCTTACTGTTTCATTTTTGAATGACACAGCAACATCAAACGTATTGCAGACACTTAATGCCGCTTTTGGCACAACTGTGGCTGTAAAGATGGTGCAGGCTAAAGTGCCAGCAGTATCAGCAACTAACCCGTTGTATACATTTGATATTCTTGTCAACAACCTAACACCTATTAACGGCGCGGTTGGTGATATTGGAACACAAGACATTACGTTTACTGTAAACTCTGCTGTAACAGTAGCCGACACCGGCACGTTCTAATTTAACAAAGGGGCAATGATGGCAAGTCTAAAAGTTGTAAGGGCAGATGGCACGGAAAGTATCCACGAGATAACACCTGCTGTTGAATATGCTTTTGAGCAATATGCTAAGAAAGGCTTTTACAAAGCTTTCAGAGAAGATCAGAAGCAAAGCGACATCTATTGGCTTGCGTGGGAATGTCTGCGCAGAGCAGATGCACCCGAGGTTTATCCATTTGGGGATAAGTTCCTAGGTACTTTAAAGGCTGTTGAAGTACTTGGTGATGATTCCCCAAATGGCTAACGCGTGATTCCTATACGTACAGAGTAGCTCAGCTAGCTGTACATACAGGGATTGCGCCTAGTGAGTTTATTAATATGGATAGCAGTATGTTAAGAGCTATACAAGAAGTGCTAAAGAAACAGGCGGAAGATAGGAATCATGCCAGTAGAGGTAGAAGGTCTAGAAGGGTTTAGGAAAGCCCTGAAAGCATTAGCACCTAATATAGCCAAGGAAATGAACAATCAAATTAAGGCTCAATTAAGCCCTATTGTTCAAGATGCTAGGGCTAAAGTGCCTGCGTTTGTTTTTGGCCCACCAAACAATTGGTCAAACAATCCCGGTAGCGGTTTTCCAGAATATAACCCATCGCTCATTAGAGCTGGGCTTGTTTATTCTATGGCTGGTCAAAAGAAAACCAAAGGTGGCTTTAAGTCTATGATTAGCCTACTGAACAAAAACGCTGCCGGCGCAATTATTGAAACAGCAGGCAGAACTAATCAATACGGCAGACCTACAAGCCACATGGTACCTATTGGTAGATATGGTCGCACAATGCGTGTCAAGACCACTAAAGATAGTCAGAGCAATAATCCAGATGCAGGCAACATGATGATTAATAGGCTAGATGCTCACGTTGGAGAATTAAAGAATTACAAAACAAGCAACCCAAAAACCCGTGGTCGTTTACTTTATGCAGCTTATGCAGAAAACCAAGGCAAAGCGGTTGCAGCTATTATGAATGCTATAAACAAAGCAAGGGAAGATTTTAACAGGCAATCTGTGCTTTATGATTACAAGAAGGTGGCTTAATGAGTACTAACATTGTTGTTCGCATTATTGGCGAACTTAAAGATGCTGGATTTATCAAAGCTGAAAAACGATCATCTGCATTAGAAAAAAAGTTTGATAAATTAGGAAAGACGGCTAAGCGCACATTTTTGGCTATTGCCGGTATTGGTGCCCTAAAAAAATCAATCACCGCGTTTGCTGCTGAAGACAAGGCTGTAAGGCAATTAACAGTATCGTTAAACAATTTAGGTTTAGCCTACAACGTTCCAGCCTTAGAAGCGTTTATCAAGCAAACAGAATTAGCCACAGGCGTTTCAGGTGAACAATTACGCCCAGCCATACGTGATCTTGTAGCAACTACGTTAGATGCCGAGCAGGCAACGCAATTACTAAACACAGCACTTGATTTAGCAGCAGGCACAGGCGCAAGTTTGGATGCAACTGTCAACGCATTAACAAGAGCCTTCAACGGCAACTTTGCTTCATTAGGCAAAATCCAAACGAGATACACATCTGCTGAACTTGAAGCTATGGGATTTGCTGAAGCAATAGCAACCCTTAATGGTGAGTTTAAAGGCACATCTGCTGCTGCTGCCGATTCGTATCAAGGCAAAATAGACAGGTTAGGCACAGCCCTAGATGATGCCGCCAAGATTATTGGTGAAGATGTTTTACAGGCTTTAGAGAAGTTAGCAGATGGCGATTTTGATAAAGTGTTATCTGGTATTGCCAATGCTGCCAATTTCTTAGGATCAGCATTTAATTCATTAGCATTTAGTTTGGCTTATACCCGTGAGTTTTTAGGCACAGGATTTAGAATTGATGCTGGTGAACAGGCTAAATTAGATGCTATAAAGAATCAGTTTTTCCCAACACCTGGATTTGGTGGAACTAGAACAAACCCTGCCTTGCTGCGTGATTATGCTAAACAATTAGAATTACAAAAGAAGATTGTTAAAGAGCGCGACAAAGCCGTTAAATTATCTGAGAAAGATAAAAAGAATCAGGCTGCACTTGCTAAAGCAAAGGCTGTATTTGACTTAGAAAAGATACAAATAGAGGCTGCATTACAGGGCAAGATTACTGAAGAAGAACGCACACGTTTGTTGCTTATGAAGGCTATCTTAGAAGAAGATGCTGATAAGGCAGAAAAACTATCTGCAAGGCTAGAAACGATACAAAAGCAAACTTTAGAACTAGCAGAATCTTTAACTACGCTTGAAGCAAACGATCCGTTTGCCAAGTGGGGCGATTACTTTGATGCCGCTAAAAAGAACATTAAAGATTTGTTTGACACATTAGCCAAGCAACAAATGGTTTTGAATGAATTGATGACAGGTATTGCAACTAGCCGGGCTACTGCTAATGCCAATGTTATTGCTGCCAAGACCGACAAGGCCACAGCATTTAAAGAAGCTGCTGAGGCTTCAGGCGTGTTTGCTGGATTGTCAACAGCAGATGCAGCAGCAGCCGTGGTGGCAGCAGCAGAGGCCGTAGCAGCAGCGACAACCCCTGAAGAAAAGGCAGCAGCCCAAGAAGCAGTAGATGCCGCCAATGCTTATGTGGATGCCACAAGCCTACTAACAGAAAGCCTTGCAGCAGCAGATTTAGCAGCAGCATTGGCAAGCCTTGAATTAGCCAATGAGTATTTGAACCAATCAATTGAAGCTGCAACAAGCCAAGGCATAATTCCTGAAACAACCATTAACGTAACTGTTGAAGGCAACGTTACATCTGCTGAGGATTTGGCTGAGGTCATAACAGACATTCAATACAACTATCAAAAAACAGGCAAAAACCTATTGTTAAGCAGTAGGGCGATTTAATGCCAGCACCAACGCTGCGTGTCTTTGTTGACTTTGATAGCGATACCGCTTTTGAAATCAACCCTTTAATCTTAGGTAGCGCAACTGAAGGCATACTAGGCACAAATACCCTTGGCTCAGGCACGTTGCCAATTGAGATTACAGATCTAGTAACTAGAGTTTCTATCAGGCGTGGGCGCAATCGTTTAACATCCCAGTTTGAGGCTGGCACAGCCAATGTAACGCTTTATGATCAAACAGGTGATTGGAATCCTACTAACCCTGCCAGTATCTACTATCCAAATCTTGTTCCGCTTAGGCAGATAATTATTTATGCTACCTACAACACGCAAGATTATTTTCTATTTTCAGGATTTATCAACACATACGACACAGGCTTCAGACAGGGCAACGATGAACTAAGCACAGTTACCCTGCGTTGCGTAGATGGCTTTAAGTTGCTTGCAGGCTCAGGCATAACAACTGTTACAGGCTCAGGCGTACAAACTTCAGGTGCTAGGGTAAATGCCATCTTAGACGAAATTGAATGGCCTTTAAGTTTGCGTAACGTGGACACAGGAGATTCAACGCTTCAAGCCGACCCAGGTACAGATAGGGATGCCCTTCAAGCGCTGTTTAACGTGGAACAGAGCGAGTTTGGCGGCATTTTCCTAGATGCCAATGGCAAGGTTGATTTTGTAAGCCGTAATGCCCTTATAGCCACGCCAGCGTTCCCGGTCTATGAGTTTAGCGATCAAGGCACAGACATTTCCTATACCAATGCCATCGTGGCTTTTGATGATACAAACCTGATAAATGACGTAACTATTACGCGCTTGGGCGGTGTTGCTCAAAATGTCTTTGACCAGCCTTCCATTGATAAGTTCTTCTTGCATTCAGGCCAGCGGTCGGACATCTTGGTACAAACCAACGCTGAGGCTTTAAATCAAGCCCAAGGCATCCTAGCCACACGCAAAGACCCTGAAATACGCATAGATAGCATTCAGCTAAATCTCTATGATGATACTAACCCCAATAAGCCATTGGCAGGGGTAGACATAGAATTGCTTGATGGA